AATACTACGCTAATATCTAGTGGTAGTCGTGTTATAAAAGTTATTGCGCAGAACACACCGATTGATATTGGTCGTGATGACAATGGCAGGCACGAGTGGACAGTCAATTTTCAAATTGAAGTCTATGATGAAGGTAGTAACAGAAGTTACAATTAGTAAATAGGAGAGAATAGATGGCAAATGCAAAAGTAGCAGCTAAAACTGCTTCATGGGAAGCATCCACAGATGGTGGTTCAACTTATACCAGCATTAATGGTATAACAGACTTCTCAATGTCTAACAGTCCAACTGATGCTGATGTAACTGATTTTGGTAGCGGAACTGCAACCGAGCATAAAGTAATTAGAAGAGCTATTGAGTTTTCACTCAATGGATTCTGGCTAGAAGATGATAGCACAGGCGCTATAGATGCTGGTCAAGAAATTCTTTATGATAATGGTAAAGCAGATGCCGCAATCGATTTCAAGTTAACAACAGATGGTGGTTCAACTATTGAATTTTCTGGCACATGTGTATTCACACTTGCTGGAGATGTCAATAACGTTATGACATGGAGTGCTACTATCAGAGCAACTGGCGCAGTAACATATACTGACATCTAGTAGTTAGGTAGTAAATATGAGTGGCGAGTTTAAAGACTTCGATGCTGCATGGGCAGAGAAGCAAGAAGAACCAATACAATATAAAATATTTGGTAAAACTTATGATGTACCAGCGACTATTTCTGCTGCGTTCATGTTGGAGATTACAAAGATTTCTAGCGGTAAAGGCGCAGAAGAACAACTCAATGCTGCTGACATAGGCGGATTATTAAACGCATTATTCGGAAAGCAAGTTGTAGAGGACTGGCTTAGTAAAGGGATGACATTACCACAACTTAATGATGTACTACAAGATATTCTTGAAAAGTATGGATTGACTGGCGGTGGTGTTGACCCAAAAGCGAAAGCGCAGCAGAAAGACAAATCCGACAAGGACAAGTAAAAAAGTTTTTTAAAAACTGGAACTTAATCGAAGCTGATTTTCAAAGAGAATACAGAATAGATTTAATGTCGGAACTAAAAGCTGGCATGTCATGGCGTAGGTTCATTTTGTTATATAATTGTTTAAGCAGCGCAAGCGTAACAGTAGAATTGCATAAGTATGAACAACAGAAAGTACAAAGTGGACAGACAGAAATTACATCAAGTAAGCAACTGGATAGATTCCTTAAACAACAGTTTGGGGATTAGTTAATGGCTTTAACAGTTGGCGAACTTAACGCAATCCTAACAGTCGATGATAGGGGATTTGATGCTGCACTTAAAGAAGCAAAAAAGAACCTAGAAAAAGCTGCCGCTAGTGCAGATGACTTCGGAGATGAAACTAAACAATCTTTTGACAAAGCAACTAAAGCTATAGATAAAACTGGCGATGAAGCTAAGAAAACTAAAAAAGATTTAGATAGTGGCGCTAGTTCAGTAAACAAATTCGGTCAAACCATAGGTAGAGCTTTTAAAGTAGCAGCAGTCGTTGCAGTAGGTAAAGCAGTAGCTGATGTAACTATGGAAATGGCTAATCTTGCATTAGAAGCGCAAGAATCCGCAGCTGCTTTTGAAATTACTTTTGGTGGCGCAACACAAGAAGTTACACGTTATGTAAATCAGATGGCACATGCTTTTGGTATGACAAGAGCAGAGATGCAACAACAGATGGCGGTAACTGGTTCTATTATTCAAGGTATGGGCTTCACTTCAGATGCTGCTGCCGAGATGTCCACAAACATTTTAGGTCTATCTGGCGACCTTGCTGCATTTATGAATATTCAAGAAGGTGCAGTAGTTCCAGCACAAGCTATAACTAAAGCTTTAACAGGAGAGCGTGAAATGCTTAAAAGTATGGGTATCGTTCTTCGACAAACTGAAATAGAACAAAAAGCGATGAATATGACTAACAAATCCGCAGCAGGATTGTTAACAGACCAAGAGAGAGCTGCCGCATCTTTAGTTCTTATTGAAGAGAAGATGGGTCATATAAAAGGACAGTTAGGTCGAGAAGCTGCTGGTGCTGCAAACCAGATGCGTATGTTAAGAGCTGAATTTAAAGAAGCTAAAACAGAAGTAGGCGCATCATTACTTCCATTATTTTCAGAATTAATACCAACAGTTAGAGCTTTAATACCAGCATTTAGTCAAGTCATGGGTTCATTAGCTGATACAGTATCAGTTATTCTGACCGCAGTTATGCCAGCAATAAGACCATTAAAGGATATCATCGATGCGTTAGTTCCTATAGTACAACTTGTTGCTAATGTATTCGCAGGTGCATTATCTGCATCATTAAAAGGTGTAATTGCAATACTTGATGTAACACTTATACCATTATTAAATGCGTTAGCTGGTGCAGCTGAATTTGTAATGAACGCTTTTGGTATATTGACACAAGAACAAGAATCATATTTACGTTCTGCTAAAACTGGTGCAGGAATTATATTTAGATTAAACGAAGCTATAGAAGCTGGCGCTGACCCACAAGAAGCATTTAATACTGCATTATCTGAAGCTAATGATTTAGGAATAGATAACGCACAAATAATGGATGATGCGACACAAGCTGCTTTTGGATTTAGTAGAGCTAAGCAAGATGAAATAAAAGAATTAATTGCAGCTAAAAAAGCACAGATAGAAAACTTAGAAGCGCAAAAATCTGCAAGCTATCAAACCTACAATTTAGAAACTGGTATAAACAGACTTAATGAAGAAATAAACGATTTAGAAGGAGAACTTACTTCAAACATTTATAAAATGTACACTTATGAAAATGCAACTGGTGCTGCTGCTGGTGGTACAGATGGATTTACAGAATCTACAGAAGAAAACTCCGATGCTTTATCAGAAAACTCAATTAAATTAGATGAGAATACACAAAAGAGATTAAACGCTAATGCAATAGCTAATGAAAGTATTGCTGCGATGTTAGGTTTAGTAAACGCAATACAAAACGTTATGGAGATTGAAGGCAGACAAGCTGCTGAACAAGAGAAGCTAAATAAGCTTTATGCTAAACGTGCTGAATTACAAAAGATTATAAACGAAGAAGCTGGTAAAGGCGAAGTTCAGACCGCAGTAGAGTTAGCGCAAATATCTAAACTAAAAAAAGAAGAAGAAGCTTTATTACAACAACAACAAAATGGTTTAAATCTTAAATTAGAAATAGCTGCCGCAGAATTAGATTTAGCTGATGCCGAAGCAGAGAGAGATGAAAAAGGCGAAGAAGCTGATGCCAGAGATAGACTTCGTGTTAAGCAGCAGCAGTTAAGAGTTCAAGAATTAAGAAATAGACAAGCAACTTCTAAAGATGTAACAATAGAACTTGCTAACGTACAACAGAATTTAGCAGATGCAATAGCTAACTCAACTATGGCAACACGTGCTTATATGCAAGCATCAGAACAGATGAAGAAACTAGATGCAGAAATAGCAACTCAAACAGTAGCTAGAAATGAAGCTGCAATCGATACAGATGCAGAACGACTTGAATTAACTGAAGCTAGATTAAGTATGGAAGCTGCATTACTTACTGCACAAGACAGAGGAGTAATGGATGAAGCAAGGTCAACACTTAAACGAGTAATGGGATTAAACAATTCTGAAATTAATGCTTTATTTAGTGCGATGGGATTAGATTTATCTGCTTTTGATAGATTTGGTACATATAGTCAATCAGATGCTTTTAAAACACAAGTAGAACAAATGGCTAATAAAGATACAGACAAAGACTCTTCTTCTGGCGCTGGTAATAGAGCAGAACCACCAGAAACTAAAATACTTGCAACAACTGGTGGCGCATCATTAAGTAAAGGTATGGCACAAGTTAATGGTATTAATTTAACATCATTAGAAAATGTAGCTTTATCTGATAGTGCAAAGAACTTATTACCTATGTTAGATTTAGCAGACCAAGCAGGTTTAAGAGCTTCAGCAGTAAATCAATTCTTACAACCACAAACAATAGTTAATGTAAATGTTGACCCAACACTAGATGCAGAAGCAAAAGTAGATAGAAGTTTACAAGCAATCAACGATAGATTACAAGTTAACAATCGATTTAGAGTAATTTAATGAGTGTTGTAGTTACAATCGGTGGCACTAATTACGATGCGTTAGAAAACAAATTAACTATTGATGACAACGCAGAGCGTAGGTCAAGTGCAATCATACACATTTTTGATGGTAAAGATGGTGGTTCGTTTTATAATTTTGAACCATTTCAATCAGTATCGATAACAGATACAAATGGAGATGTAGCTTTCGCTGGTGTAATAATTAAACCAGTAGCGCAGCTTATTAGTCCAACACAAAGAATTTGGAAGCTTCAATGTGCAGATAATCACTTCTTCGTAGATAAAAGAATTGTTGCACGTGGATATACAAACTCAACTGCTGGAGATATTGTAAGAGATTTAATTAGTAATGTATTTAGCGCAGAAGGTGTTACTGCTGGAACTATAGATGATTTAGCAGTTGTTGACCAGATGGTATTTAACTATGTAAATGGAGATAGAGCATTAAGAACTTTATCTGAATATACAAACGCAGTATGGTACGTTGATGAAAATAAAGCATTACATTTTTATGAGCGTACTTCTAATGATGCACCATTTACAGTTCGTGATGGAGATGTCTTAACAAATCCTATGCCATTTTTTGACAAAGCTAACTTTAAATATCGTAACAGTCAATTTATTACAAATGTTAAAAACGTAACTGATACACAAGAAGAGTTTTTTATTGGAGATGGAACAAGACAAACATTTAACGTTGGTTATCCATTTAATGAAATACCTACAGTAGAACTTAATACTGGTTCTGGATACGTAACACAAGATGTAGGTATTCGTGGTACTGATACTAACAAGGACTGGTACATGGCATTAGGTTCAACAGAGTTAGTACAAGAGTTTACAGATACTGCAATCGGAAGTTCTGATTCATTAAGAGTTACTTATAAAGGACAATATCAATTAGTTGCATTAGCAAGAGATGATTCAGAAGTAGATAGAATAGCATTATTAGAAGGTGGTTCTACTACTGGTTATATAGATGCTGCAACAACACAATCTGGTATTAAAGGTTCAGAAGCTGCTATTGATGTAGCTGCTAGTTACTTAGATAGATTCGCACAAACAAGTACACTACTTAGTTTTACTACAACTAAAAATAGTCCAGAAAGATTAAGAGCTGGTCAAGTATTAGATTTTGAATTAATTGACCAAGATATATCTGGCATATTTCTTATTGACCATATACGTATAAGGTTTAGAAATGGAATTACATTTTATGATGTTAAGTGCGTTGCTTCTCCACCAGAATATACGCTGGAATCATTTATTAGAGATATAGATGACAAGATTTCTGATGCGTTTATTGAAATATCAGAGAACATAGATACAGAAGAAGTCTTAGTTGTTAGAGCTGATGGTGGCACAGAAACTGCTAGTATATCTGAAGTAGATGTTGAAACAGTATTGGCATGTCCATTACCTAGTGCAACAACTTTTGTAAGTGGGAGTTTAGTCGTATGTTAAATTGGCAAGGAACTTTAAAAATAAAAGCTTTTGATAAAGATGGTAATTTAGTTGATGAAACTAATTTAAAAAATCTTATTACATCTGCTGGTAAAAATTTACTTGCTGAATCTTTAAGAAATAGCACATTAGATTCTGAAATTAAATATGTAGCAATCGGTTCAGACAATACTGCACCAAATACTGCTGATACTACATTAGGTAATGAAACTTTTAGAAAAGCAGTAACAAGTCAAATAGCTGGTGGTACTGGCGTAACAATAACAAATCTTTACGTTGCACCAGAAGAAGCAGTTGGAACTATAGAAGAAATAGGTTTTTTCGCTGGTAGTAGTGCAACTACAACAACTGATAGTGGAACATTATTCGCAAGAGTTTTATATAGTCGTACAAAAACTGCGGTAGAATCGATACAGATAGAGAGGACTGATACTATTGGCTAACGTTGGAGAATACTATACACAACAAACATGGGTAGCTGGCGCAACACCATTAAGCGAAGCTGCTTTAAATAATATAGATTCTGGAATTGAAGGCGTACAAAAACAAGGTGTTATCAAAAATGGTACTAATATAGCAGAAGATAAAACGTTAGATTCTGGATATAACTATGTGCTAGTAGCACCAATAACAGTTGATAGCGGAAGTACACTTACAGTAAATGGAAGATTAAGGATTTTATGAGTGAATTAAGCGTAGATACACTATCTGGTTCTAGTGGTTTAACAGTAACCATCAAGACTGGACACACACTTACATTAGTAGAAGATTTAGATGCTGGTAGTGCTAAGTTAACTAACTTAGGAGAACCAACTGCATCAAGTGATGCTGCAACAAAAAATTATGTTGACACACAATTATTAACATTAGATACATTAGGAGAATTATCTAATGTAACAATTACATCAGTCGCAGACAATGAAGTTTTAGCGTATGATTCTACAAGTTCAGAGTGGATTAATCAAACTGCAAGTGAAGCTGGTTTAGCAACTTCTGGAGATTTAACTTCTCATAGTTCTAATACAAGTAATCCACATAGCGTTACAGTTGACCAAGCTTTTTCAGCTGGAGTTCCTACTGGCGACTTAAATATAAACAGTAATAAACTAACTAGTGTATCAGACCCAACTGCTGCACAAGATGCTGCAACAAAAGCTTATGTAGATTCGCAAGTAGCTTCTAAAGATGATTTATCTGAATTAACTGGTACATCTGATGATATTACTGAAGGTACAACTAATTTATACTTTACTAATGAAAGAGTAGATGACAGATTTAATGATTTATTTTCTGCTGGAGATGCTTTAACTGGCACTTATGATGATGTAAACAATACTTACACATTAGATGTTGCTGGCATAGTTGATGCACAAATAGATGCAGCTGCTGCAATATCTCAATCTAAATTAAATTTAGCAATCACAAATTCAGAAGTAGATGCAAGCGCAGCAATAGCACAATCTAAATTAGATTTAGCAGTTACTACATCCGAAATAGCAGCTTCAACTTTAGTAATAGAATCAGAAGGTATTAGTTCTAACGATAACGATACAACAATTCCTACGAGTGCAGCAGTCAAAGATTATGTTGATAATGCTGGATTCGCAGATATTGGATTAGTAATAGCATTAGGATAGGAAGGGTAAAATGGCAAATACGTTTAAATCAGTTACATTAGATGCAGGTCTAACAATGTCTGACTTGATACCTACAGTTGGTGCAAGCACACAAGTTATAGTGTTAACATGTCGTGCTACTAACGTAGATGGCGCAGCAGATGCGACAGTTGATGTAGAAATAACTGATGGCGCAAGCAAAAATGCTTACATAGCTTATACCATGACAGTTCCAGCAGACAGTTCGCTTGAATTAGCTGGTACTTCTAAACTTGTTTTAGAAACTGGCGATAAGTTACAAGCTTTAGCTTCAGCAACAGGCGATATTGAGTTTTTTGTATCTTATTTAGAAATTACATAAGGATAGCTTATGGCTAAATTTGGATTTTTTGGTAAAAGACCAACTCAAAGCACATCAGCTAATAGTGGCGTATTTAGTGTTAATGATGTTACTGAACTAATTAAAAAGAATAAATGGAAACCACAAGGATTTGATGTAGCTTATTTAGTTATTGCAGGTGCAGGTGGTGGTTCTACATCAAACTCATCAGATAATCGAGGCGGTGGCGGTGGCGGTGCTGGTGGTTATCGAAATTCTTATGCTAGTGAAACATCTGGTGGTAACTCATCTACCGAAACACCACTTTTTGTATTACCTAACACATCTTATTCAGTAACTATTGGTGGTGGTGGTGCTGGTGGTAGTGGTAATTATTTACGTAATGGTTCTAAAGGAAGTGATAGTTCTTTCGCATCAATAACTTCTGAAGGTGGCGGTGGATGTGTAGTTAATTATACAGATGCAAAAAATGGTGGTTCAGGTGCAGGTGGTATGCACAATACTAATACAGGTGGTACAGGCGAAACAGGTCAAGGACACGCAGGTGGTAATGGTGGTGGAAACGCAGGTGGTTATACAGGCGGTAGCGGTGGCGGTGCAGGTGCTTTAGGTACAGGTTCTATTTATTTTCAAGGCAGTAGCGTAAGAACTAGAGCTTTAGGTTTAGCTTCATCTATTACAGGTTCATCGGTAACAAGAGCTTATGGTGGTGGTCAAGGTAAGGGAACTCCATCATCGGGTAGTGTTAATACAGGTAATGGTGGCGATGGTAGTCCAAATAACTCAACAGCAGGTACAGGTGGTAGTGGTGTTGTAATATTACGTTATCCAAATAAATTTACCGCAACAACAACAGGACTTACAACAGGTGGCGAACAAACAGATGGTAATGATAAATATTTAGTTATTACCGCAGGCATTGGTGGAACAGTAAGTTGGTCAGCATAATGGCACATTACGCATTTTTAGATGAAAACAATATTGTACAGGAAGTATTAGTTGGTATAGATGAAAACGATTTAACTGAATTACCAAATGGATACGACAGTTGGGAAAGTTATTATAGTTTTGTAAAAGGTATGACTTGTAAAAGAACTTCTTTTAATACAATATTAAATAATCATATAAATAATGAAACTTCTTTTAGAGGTAATTACGCAGGGGTAGGATATATTTATGATGAAGTTAATGATGTATTTTACAGACCACAACCTTATGACAGTTGGATTTTAAATACAAATACATGGGATTGGGAAGCACCAATACCACTACCCGAAGATGCAGATGGCAATATAGGGTATGATTGGAACGAAGAAACACAAAGTTGGGATTTAATAAATGAGTAACGAATATGGTTATATACCCGAAGCGCCATCACAATTAGCACGTAATAGTGGTGTGTTTAGCGCAAATGATGTTGTAGGTTTAGAAACAAATTTATCATTTGGTGGCAAGTTAGAGTTAATTCAAAAACAAAGTGTTAGTTCAGTTACAGATGTAACGTTTACAAATATAAAAGGCGAACAGTACGAAACACATTACATAACTATTGATGCTGAACATGATACACACGCTACTGCATTTGTTCTAAGGTTTTATGAAAGTGGCGTAGAAAGAACAAGTGATTACGCTTATGCACATAAATATGGCGATGACAATAATCTTTTTTCACAATACACAAGTCAAGGTACAGGAACAATGGTAGTAGCTTTATCAACTACAAATACTTCAACCGCAGGTAGTGGTATAGAACTCTATTTACATAAACTACACAACCCAAATATATACAGTTTTATGACAAGTGTATCTCATAACTTATCAGATAGTACAACAGGAAGATTTACTTATGGTGGTGGTGTTTTGATGTCATTTAGTACAGTTGACCAAATCAAAATATTTATGAACGATGGTACTTCAACTTTTAGTGGCAATATTAATTTGTATGGTGTTATTGAATAATGAGTAGTTTAAGATTTATAAAAAGAGTTACAGATGCTTCGGTAGGTTCAGTAGATGTAACAAATGTTTTTAGTGAAGAATTTGATGTTTACAAAGTAATTATGTCGCACGAGGGTAGTTACAACAATACAGGTAATTTAAGATTTATAAATGCAGCTGGTAGTGTTGTTAGCGATAGTAACTATGATTGGGCTTATGTAAATGGCTATACGCATACTACTTTCGCAGAAAGTAAATTGACTAATCAACCAGAAATTGTAAGTGCTTTTGGTAATTGGGTACAAGGTGGTAGTACAACATACATTTTTAATCCGTATAACGATGAAAGATATAAATATATATTATGTCAAGGTGTTGGTTATTCAAGTACAACTACTCAACCTATGCAAAAATGTATTGGTTCTTATGCAGACACAACACGTATGACAGGTTTTCAAGTAATAAGAAGTGGTGGTAATTTTGGTACAGTAGGCGTATCGGTTTATGGTGTAAGGTTAGATTTATGAGTGTAGGTAGATTATTACAAGTAAACAGTTATCAAGTTACTGCACCAGAAGCAAGTTTGAACATAGGTGGTATTGATGACAATTCAGTTTATATGTTGGTATGTAACAATGTGAACGTAGCAAGTCAAAACGCAGATGTCAATATGAGAGTAGGTACATCAAGTGCAGAAGAAACTTCTGGTGTATATGATTACGTATCACACAATTTATATACAGGTGGTACGTATCCCACAAACTCATTAGGTAGTGCAGGTTATTGGGCTAACGTATTTATTAATATGCAATCAACGTTAGGAAATGGTAATGCCATTATGTACTTACATGATTGGTATGATAGTAATAAATATTCACGTGTTATTTTTGACAATGTACACACTTATACAGGTGCAACACACATTTATGGTGTACAAGGTGGTGGTATTCATAGAATTGCCGCTAGCTATACAGATGTTTATTTAGGATTTGGTGGAAATATAACAAGTGGTAATTTTGGTTTATATAAACTAATTTAATAATAGTGTGATAGAATAAATTTAATTATGGCAACTTTAGAAGAAATTAAAAGTAACACAACTACAGAAGTAGAAGCAATAAAAACAGTTAATGGTGGCGAGGGTTTATTTAAGTCAGTAGATGGTAATAGGCGTGAACTTAATGATGCTGAATATCAACAACATATTATTGATAGGTCTAATTACTTATTTGACCAACAAGAAAATGGTTATAAAGCAGCAAGGCAAGAAGCTTATGGTTCTATACAAGACCAACTAGACATGATGTATTGGGATAATGTCAATGGTACAACTAATTGGCAAGACCATATAGCTGAAGTTAAATCTAACAATCCAAAACCAAGCTAATAGTTTTTAACAATACATGATATAATCGCAATCATGGATTTTGTAATCGGATTTTTATTAGGTTATTTTTTAAAAGAACTTAGTTCTTATATTAAAAGACTAAGTACGTATGACTGGAATAATCGTAATTATTACAATAAAGCATATTTATGGCAAGATGACATTTATATGACAGAGGATGACCTTCCATAATGTGCATGGTTAATCAAAAAGAAGATGGTTCTTTTGTACAGATATGCAACTGCGAACATGGTAGCGATTGTTGCAAGGAGAATAAATGACAAACTCCGACCAGAATTATACACAGAAAGAAATGACTAATAAAATTATGATTGATATTGAAAAGATTTTTAATAAACTAGATGAATTACAAAAAGATATAAATACAAGACCTACTAGAGCGGAGATATATGGATGGATAATCGCTGGAATATCCATCGCAACACTTGTTAACGTTTTAATGTAGGAGAATATAAATGAAAATTGATATGAAAACTATCAAAACATTATTAGTTAGTTTTGTTATAGGCGCTTTTGGATGGGTATTTAACTCAATAGAAGAAATAAAATCACATCAAAACGCATGTGATGCTATGGTAATGGAACTTAATAGTGAACTAGATATGCTTGAAAGCAACTTTAATCAATTACTATTCAAGTTACAAGGATAATGACTGATATATACACAAAAGATTGTGATAA